AGAGAAAGAACGCAAGAATGTTATACCGGCACGAAGAATGGTGCTGGCACATTGAAAACAAACCTTATCATAGGTTTTACGATAGATACATAAACCAACTGTTTAATCAGAAGTTACAAGAGATTTGCTTAGACAAGTTTCTTGACAAACATTTTATAGTAGTAGAAGACACTGACTTGTCGCGGAAGGAAGAGAAACTTTTAGTCAATCTCTTACGACCAAAAACAAATACCGGAGAATCTAAATGAGTGCAAAGCATAGTGCGGGCGCAGTCCGCGAGATAAAGAAAGGCAACTTTGAGAAAAGTATTGCTCTTATTATCGCAACCCTTATTCAGAAGTTTGAGGCTGATGACTGGCGAGGAGCCAAGATTTCTGACCTTATCCAACTTCTTGTCCTGCTTCGCGGGGTAATGATTAAGAATACAGAAGGGAAAGCGCCCGTGGATGAATGGCTGGTATCGGTTAGCAAGCGAGTGGATGCAAAGATTCGCCAAGCCGAGGAAGCCGATGAGGAAGAAGCATAGTCTTGATGAGGTCCTAAGCGACCCAGTTCTATTCATTGCTCGTCTAAAAATAAAAGACAAGGATGGAAACATCGTGCCTTTTGGCGAAGTAATGACACAGGAACAGATACACATCATCAAGGCATTAGACAAGTATGACCGCGTGGCTATTGTAAAGGCTCGTCAGATGGGCATTACAACTGTCGTGCGTGCTTATATGTTTTGGAAGATTTATACTTCTCACCTTACACTTAACTCTGTTGTTGTATCTAACAAGCAAACATCTGCAAACGAGTTATTGAAAATAGACAAGCGTTTCTTTGAGACGCTTCCAAAACAACTGCGTAGAGAAGCAAGTAAGAGACAGGACCGTATTACTTTTGAAAGCACAGAGTCCTCCTGCTTGGCTATGTCTGCCCAGTCTGATGCATCTGACCGTGGTTATACTCTTAACTTTGTTCACGCATCTGAGTTTGCTTTCTACGATAACCCCGAAGAGTGGTTGGCTTCTACCATTGCTTCTGTTAACAAAGGTAAGATTGTATTAGAAAGCACAGCCAACTACTTTGGTGATGCACTGCACAAGATTGCTACCGCACAAGACGACGGTTGGCATACTATCTTCTTGCCTTGGTCATCCTTTCCCCAGTATCGTAAGCCCCTATACAACGGACCCAAGCGTCCTGTATGGTCAGAGGAAGAAGCAGCACTGGGTAAGAAGTATGACTTAGATGACCAGCAACTCTTCTGGCGTAGAAAAAAGATTAATGAAATAAAAGATGAGCGCCTGTTTAAGCGCGAGTATCCTCTTAGTATTGAGGAAGCCTATGCCATGGCTGATGACAACTACTTCTGTGATACTCACTTTGAACACATAGACATCGTTAAGATAGGTGGAGGAACAGTTGAAACGATTATGCCTTATTCTACGAAGGACAAGTTCATTATGGGCGTGGACATCGGAGGAGGCACGGGAGGCGACTACTCCGTTGGTGTCGTGCTTAGTAAACTTACATCTTCTCCTGCTGCTATTATTTCCAGTAATAGTCTTAGTATCCACGATTTTACAGTTGCGTGTATGAACTTAGCAAAGAGATACAAAGCAACCGTAGCATTTGAAGAGAACAACCACGGGCACGCATTCAAAGAAGTTCTGCATTCGCACAACTGGAATGACTATCGTGCCTTTAAGACCACAGCAAAGTCAAAGATTACTGCTTACCAGTTGCTACGCACATACTTGGAAGAAGCAATGATTAACTTTGTTGATGACAAAACTCTTGCTGAGTTGAGAAGTTTGGTTAAAAGTCCAAAGGGACTTGCACCAAGCGCAGCAGAGGGTTTTCACGACGACCGTTGTATGGCATACGCAATAGGTCTTTACTATCTCAAAGATTATGAAATGCCGCTACCTGACTTTGAGCGTTGGACCAGAGAGGCAACCCGCCCAAGGCGCAGACAAATAGGTGCAGCGCACCCACTCAAAATAGGAAACTTTCGTAAGTAAGGAGAAACCCAATGAACGAGACAGAGTTAGAGTATCTGGTCCAGTTTCATAGAAACTACTGGCAGAGACAGCGAGACAGAATGACTGCATACAGCAAAGCCTATATGGGCGAGATGTTTGACAGTGCTATGGACCCGCTTGTAAAGTTAGACAATCACATTACAGTTAACACAGCAGACGGCTATGCTTACATTGAGGGCTTTGTTGCATCTCTTTACAGCAAGTCTCCTGCGGTTGCTGTTGGTCCTGACCCCAAGGGCAAGGGAGACCCAGAGGTAATGGAGGCTATCACCAACCGCTTCTTGTATGACAAGATGGTGGTTGCAGAGAGAGGTCTTAGATACTCCCTTATCTACCCATACTCTTTCTTTAAGTTAGCACCGAAGGAGAACGACAGTATCCTTGATGCTGTTGACATTCGTGCTGTGCATCCGTGGGATGTCATTGTAGACTTTGATGCAGAGGAGTGGAGTGAGTCTCGCTTTGTTGGACACAGATACTTCCTGCCTATGAATGTCGCCAAGCAGAAGTTCCCCGGCGTTAAGTTTGATGCCATGGTGAAAGACGAATACCTTAACACAAAGTATCAGGGAACTTCGCGTGATGAATACGGCAACTCCCAGTCTGCTGTTGGTTATATGGAGGGCTCGCAACTCTTATCTTATGTAGAGATTTTTGAGTTCTATGACTTGATGAACGACAAACTTATTTTCTATTCGCCCTCTGCACAGAGAGCCAAAAAGATTATTGATGTCGCTGACCCTATTCCTTTCCGTAAGGCTGACGGTTCTCCTTGTCCTCCACTGGTTCCTGTGTATCTTTCTTACGCACCTGACCAGCCCCTTCGTGGCTTCTCTGCATTAGCCAGAGTGTATGACCAGTTGTGGGAAATCAACAATATGAGAACGGTCTGGGCTAACGGACTGCGTAGGGATGCTCGTATCTATGTCACTCGTCGTGGTGCCATTGATGCAGAAGGCGCATCAATACTCGCAGAGAACAGAGATATGTCTATCGTAGAGTTGGATGTTCCACCAGAGATAGACGCACGCACCGCTCTTGTCCCACTGGAAAGCGCACGGTTCAACCCTGACTACCAGATATACAAAGCAGAGATTCGTGCTGACTTGGACAGAGGAACAGTGATGGCACCCTTCACCAGAGGCGTAGCCACTAACGCTTCCGCAACAGAGGTCGCTGCACTAACACAGTATTCAGCCAACGAGATAGGTCGTATGGCTCGCTTCTTCCACAGGTCTATTGAGCAGGTTGCAGAAGTCTATCAGGCTCTTGTGTTCCATCTCTTTATGACCTCGGATAACGAAGATAAGAAGGAGGTAGTGCTCATTGATAGAAACCCAACAGTCCTCGCAAGACAACAGTTTGAAGGGAAGTTTAAGTATGCGTTCGCTGACCAAGCGAGCACTCCTATTGCTTCTGCGATTAAGCGTTCTGCTGTTACTCAGTTACTTCCTATGCTGATGTCCCTTGGTGTGCCCAGTGAGGAAATACTTTCTTACCTTGTTACTGTGTTTGACTTACCCGAAGAGTTCTTGTCTGGCTTGAAGGAACAGTTGGAAGCAGCACAAGCACAGATGCCACAGGCAGGTATGGTAGCGAACTCTGAACCAGCACCCATCCAAGAGGATGCTATTCCCAAGGGTGGTGGTGAGGAAGCCAGAGCCATTCGTGGTGCAGCCAACCAAGATGTTGCGTCTGCTTTGATTGACCAGAGTTAGGAGATAGAGTATGCCGCTATACGAATACAAGAATGCAGATGGAGTTATTGTAGAACACCTTTGTTCTTACAAAGACAGACCTGAAAGTTTATTTGACCCTGATACTGGTGAAGAGTTTAAGTTAATGATTTCTCGTCCAAACCTTATGGCGTCTAACCTTGCTGATTGGCAGAGGGGACTGTCTGGGTTTGGTGAGTATGATAGAAACTTGAAGACCGTGGTGTATGGTGAGAAGCACCGAGACGAGATACTACAAAAAAGGAATCTTGTTAGAGAGTCTGACCTTCCAAAGCATTATGCAGCGGACAGGGCAGAACAATGCGCGGCAGTCAACGAAGCCCAAGATAAGAAGTCCGATGAGTTCTTCAACAGAATGAAACACTACGGACTTGACAAACCCGGTGAGGGAAATGCTAACGAAAGAATCAAAGCCACTGAGGCATTCTGGGCAGAGCAAGTTCCTTCCGGTGATGTCAGAAGCAATCCAGAAAAGTATGGCGTTGGAAATACTAATACAAAAAAGGAGAATACAAATGCCAGTTAAAGAAGAAGAGATGATGGTGGAAGCCATCGGAGAAACCACACCCGAGGGCAGAGCGCAGCGTGCAATGCAGGACATTGAGCCTGTGCTTGATGATGCTGCTGCTGTTGTTGACGAGGCTGTCAATGTGCAGTCCCCTGTTGGACGATACAGTGCTAAGCGTCTCAATGCTCTCGCCAAGGTTCTCAATAAAGTTATGAAAGAGATAGGTTCAGATGTAGAGTTTGACCCGTCTTATGTTGATGTCAAAGACGAAGCCCTACCCGATACCCTTGTCCGTGGACTGATGGGTGTGCAAGGTGTAGTTGAAGCCTTCTCTGAGTTAGAGCCAGAGGAAGTTGATTTTAGTTTTGTTATTGGAGACATCACCGACGACCGTGCTCTTGCAGTAGCAACAGCAAACTTGGACTCGCTGTTCAAGAACCGTCGTTTTAAAAAGTTCCTCAGAGAGGAGGAGCCAACCATCAACCTAACGGAAGAAGCGCCTGTGGTTGAAGAGGTTGTTAGTGTAGAAGAAGAAGCCCCAGCCAAATCTGATGACGAGGTTGAGGATGAAGAGTTAGACATCTTGGCTATGTTATAAAGGAGAAAACATTATGAGCGAAGAAGCCACCCAGAAGCCTTCTGAGGCGTTGGACAAGGCAACCCCTACCGACACCCCCGATGAAAGGCACAGCGTCTCAGAGACGCAACCAAAGCCCGCAGAGGCACCGTTATCTTTGGATGACCTACTGGACAAGCACCTTGCTGGTCCGGAGTTTGAGAAGCCCAACCATAAGGGAGTTGATTACAACTCTGTGTTGGAAGGACTACCGTCTGATGCAAAGAAACTTATTCAGAACCTCCGTTCAGATTACCAGCGTAAGACGAAGGGACTATCTGATAAGCGTAAAGAGTTGGAGATAAGAGAACAGTCTCTTCTTACTGACTCTGGTGAGAGACTGCGTAAGGCAATGGAACTACCAGACGACATTGACCTTTACAACCCAGACGGTTTAAAGAAGTATATTGAAGCCAAGGCAGCAGAGCAACTTAACTCTCTGCTTGAACCAGCCCGTAAGAAGTTGGCTCACGATACAAGACTGGAACAAGTTAGAAGGTTTCAGGCAGAGCATCCTGACATTGAGAACTACAAGGATGAGATTGCTGGTCTCATCAAAGAGAAGTCAATGTCTATTGAGGACGCTTACTTTAACATCAAGGGTCATGAATACAAGAAGGCTATTGAGAAAAAGAATACTGAGATAGAACAGTATAAGAAAGCAGCCAAGGAAGCAGGCTTCAAGGTGTCTGTCGGAACTCCTACATCAAAGGCTAAGCCTAAGTTCAACAGTGCTTACGAAGCCTACGAGTGGATGAAGACACAAGGTAAGACATAGAGATGTTCTATGTTACTGGGCTTCCTCGTAGCGGAACGACTTGGTTCTCCAACTTGTTGACTGCGAGGAAGTCCTTCTGCTTTCACGAACCAAAGATTAACTATTCTGAGAAAGACTTCTCTATGGTTCATTGGTTAAAGTCAAGAGACTATGACCACATAGGTATCTCTGATAGTTCTCTGTGTCTTTACTGGGATGAGATAGTTCAGCCCGGTGAGCCTATGCTTCTAATCAAAAGAGATGAGAAAGAAGTTATTCATTCTCTATCCAAACAGTTTGGCTTTGATGCTACTGAGATAGTAAGTAAGATGACAGAGATGTTGAATACTATCAAGCACGACAATGTGTATGAGTTTAACTATGAAGACATCAATGACTACGAGAGAGTCAAGGATGCTTGTAAGTTTTTACTGGAAGAGTCTTGGATGGACCCAGCAAGAATAAAGTTTCTGATACAAACTAATGTTCAAAGAAACCAAGATTACTTGGATACCATCAAGATGATGGCTGGTGTATAACGGAAGAGGTGAGGGGGAGGACAGAAACAAAGTGAGACTGTTTACACACAAGCAAAGGAGTGTCCTTCTACCCCTCACCTCTATTACATTATACTATCTATGAAGACTATTGTCAAGTCTTTTCGTCTCTGTATTCATACCAGTTCTTATAAAGACCTGAGACAGTATTACCTTCGTAATAACATTTGAAAGTATCCCACAGTGGTGAGACTAAAATCAAACAAAGACCTTGTTCTATGTTATACTTCTGAGCAACAGACTGAACACAGTATTTCTTTTTCCAAGGATGGTAAGTTTCTATAACTTCATCCCTGATACTTTCCAGTTCTTTAACTGAGAGTCTTGTATAATCTTTCTTATGACCCACTACATTTCCGTCTGATAAGTTCTTCATTGATTTTGTAATGAGTTCTTTCAGGCTGAGTAATAGGTTCAGCAGAACCTTTAACAGGTAAGTCATACTTGACTTGTTTAGTTTTCTTACTTTCATTTTTCATTCTCTCTCCTTTTAGTTTAAGTCTGATTCATCTTCCAACAAAGCACGACAGATTTCAAACAGTTCATTTAAGATACTGTCTTGTTCAGTCTCAGTCATTCTGAAACAGTCACAGTAAAGATGAAACCAAGCAAACTTATTTTGCATTTGGTTCAGTGTGTATGGTGTCCAGTAGTCTTCCATCAACCATAAAACATTTTGTCTTTCAGTTTGCTTGGGTTCATCGTAGTCTGTTGTATTATACCTCTATAATATAATAGACGATTTGCTCACCCAAAAACACAAATCTTTTTTTTTCTTTTTTTTCTACTACTTTTTTGGCGTTTGGGTATGGGGCATACTATTTACTAATGAAAGCAACGAGGGATAAAAACATAAAAGTTTTGCTTGACACCAAGTTGGTTTCGGATTATAATGTAAATAGAGAGTGAGACCTCTAACAAACAAAGGAGTAAAAAGAAATGAGTAAGATTAAGAAAGGAGACTTAGTGAGGCGCAATATGAAGGCGCTTCGTGGTGGTCGGCACACAAGTATGACGCGAGAAGCAATCACCCACGCCGATGTGGACCTCGCAATCGTAACGATGGTAGGGTATTGCAACATCGCCCAGCGTGATGAGGTTTGGCTTCATTGGTTATCTGACGACTTTGACTACCCCGGACCTATCCGGGCAGACTGGTTAGAGATAGTATCGGAGGCTAAATGAATGACTCCCACAGAGAACTACTGCCTTGCAGGGCAGGGTGTCGCAGGACACTATTACAGAATAGCAAAGAAGAACTACTGGGTAAAGGAGAACTATAAAAGAATAGTATACGCAATAGATTCAGACTTCAATATGGCAGAGGTTTCTTACCAGTTCTATGCCGAGAAGTATGAAGATGTAAACAAGTGGTCAGGTCATTCAGAACTACAAACATACATCATCAAGTTATTTAAGAACTGGTATACAGATAAGGTGAGACACCTTGATGTTCAGAAAAGAAACAAACTAAAAGTATCACAAGAAATAAAGGAGATAACAATGAACAATCACATTAAAGAGACAGAGTGGAGAAGGTTAATGCAAGCGCTTAGTTGGTGCTGCGAGACGAGGGACGAGCGAGCCCTTGTGATGTGGCGTCTGAAACTAACGAGCGCCCCAGAGACAGCAGCAAGGCTCGGCATCACCACACAGGCACTAACCTATCGGTGGAAGAAGTTGAGTCAGAAGATTAAAGAACATATGGATGGCGGTCAGTATTGGGACACAGCCTTTCGCGGGGAGGGCAAGTGAGATGGGACGCTTTTGTATAATCTGTGAAGAGGAGTTATTCGGCAGGCAAAAGAAGTATTGTTGTGAGGCTTGCAGAGAGAAGGGAAAGAAGAGATACAGTAGGAAATGGTATGAGAAAAACAAAGAACAAGTCAAGGCTTACAATAAGCAAGCCAATCAGTTGCCCGAGGGAGAGTATAAAGTATATCGTATTACTTGTCCAGATGGTCGCATCTACATTGGTTCTTCCAACACCAAGCCAGAGCAAAGACTTCGTTGCCACGCTAACAAGAATAGAAAGTCAAAGTCTAAACTTACGCACGCTTGCATAGAGAATGACTGGTCGGCAGCAGATTTAAAACTTGATATACTATGCCACCGTAGCAACAAGACACAGGCACGCGCAGTAGAGAATGCCTTCATCAAGACACTACGGCAGCAGTATCCGGACAAAGTTCTTAACAAGAACCTGAATAGATTAGAGGAGACTAACATTGAAAGATAGGATACAGAGTATCCACCTACTATGCCCAGACCTCACAGATGAAGAAGCGATTCTAATGCTGTGGCGTCTGGGTGTTATTAGTGTGGAGGACTATACAAATGAATGTAATGTAAGCAGACGAACTGCATACAATAGGTTAAAGAAGTTCAATAAAGATTGGAGGTTAGAACATGACTGAACTATTACTTGGAGACAACAAGGAACTATTAGAAAAGTTAGAAGATGAAAGCATTGATGCCCTCGTTACAGACCCACCATACCTCATCAACTTTATGGGTAAGGACTGGGACAAAGAGAACTCACCAGCAGGAGACGCAGACTTCTGGGCATTAGTATTAAAGAAGATGAAGCCCGGAGCACACGGTCTTATCTTTGGTCATAGCCGTCAGCACCACAGGGTAATGATTGCGTTAGAGGACGCTGGCTTTGAGATAAGAGACTGCCTAATGTGGATGTATGGAAGTGGCTTCCCCAAGTCCCACAACATTGGAGCGGCTGTGGATAAGTTGGAGGGCAATGAAAGAAAAGAGATTGGAAAGAACCCAAACCACAGAGAGACTGATGCTCTTTACAAGTTAGGATTTCAGGGAGGCAGAGGTTCAGGCACAATAACAAAAGGCGATAGTGAATGGGAAGGATGGGGCACAGCCTTGAAGCCAGCCTACGAGCCAATCATTATGGTGCGGAGACCAATAGAAAAGAAACTTACAATCGCCAAGAATGTATTGAAGCACGGGGTAGGTGGTATCAACATTGATGCTTGCAGGGTAGGAACTGATGAGGACTTCTCCAAGGTTCAGCCAAGGAACATACAGAAACTAAACTCTCTATCCCACGATGAGAACTCCGAGAGTCATAAGAAAGCAAAAGAAAAACTACAACAGTTAGGTAGGTTCCCTGCTAATGTAATGTTAGATGAAGAGGCAGGTAAGATACTGGATGAGCAGAGCGGCAAGGTAGGAGGCGGAAACGGTAAGCCTATCAAGGCTGGGGACTTTGGAAAGAACGGTGTCTATGGTAAAGCCAAGGGTGCTACAACCCAGTCTTACAAGGACAAGGGTGGAGCAAGTAGATTCTTTTACTGTCCAAAGGTAAGCAAGAAGGAGCGCAACCTTGGATGTAATGAGTTGGAGGACAAAGAAAGAAAAAGAGTAAACTCTGGTGGATTAGAGAACGACCCCAAGTGGGCACCAGTAGTAAGCAAGAACAACCACCCAACTGTAAAGCCGATAGCACTGATGAAGTATCTAATAAAACTTATCACACCACCCACAGGCAAAGTGCTTGACCCATTCATGGGTTCAGGTTCAACAGGTATGGCGTGTGTAGAATACGGTGTAAGGTTTGTAGGTATGGAGATGGATGAGAACTATTACAACATAGCCAAGAGCAGGATACAATACAGCATTAACGAAAATGCTAAAAGGGGTTGTCAAAATACAGAAGAGGTGGGAGACTAATAGAAAATAAGTTAAGAAACGAGGGGCTATTGTGGGTAGAAAGTAGTCCGAGGTCAATGAAATAAAAAGTGTATGGAGGTATAATGAGCAGAGTAATAGACAGAGGTATAGAGAAGATACTATCCAGAAAACTATTAGTGTGGATAACAGCAACAGCATTAGCCTATAATAATCTAATAACATCCGAAGACTGGGTTATAATCAGTGGTTTGTATCTTGGAGGTCAAGCAATAATAGATGCAGTAGTAAAGATTAAAGGGTAGTTAAAAGGGTATGGGGGTAGTCCAAAGTAATAAGTATTATCCCCAGCCCAGAGGACTACGAGGACCGTCAATGGATAAGCACTATACTGCGCATTTTGTAAGCCTTGTCAAGTTTATACTCATCTTTTTACATCTCTAAACGCCCACTATCAGCGCGTCTACAAGGAAAACTTTCTTTTCTTTTTCCTTGACTTCCACCCCCCGAGGGAGTATAATGTATATAGAGGTTGAGAGACGACCTCTGCTTATTTACACATACAAGGAGATTAAAATG